CGTCCAGCGTGTGAAATATCTGTAACTATACATTTAGGATCAGATCAAGAATGGTCATTAGGACTCAGAAACTATATCACACAGGAACAATACAAAGTCGATCTTGATCCTGGGGATGCTGTAGTTTATCTGGGTTGTGTTACACCACACTGGAGAGTTGGTAACTATCAAGGAGAAAACTTTGGACAGATGTTCTTACATTATGTGAGAAGTCGTGGTCCATTAGCATATTGTGCTAACGATATTGATCGCACTACTCCTGACGGTCAATGGGAAGATAGGTTGAGAGAAAACTATGCAACTCTTTAGAAACATTATTCATGTCGAACCTAATTTGCCACCATTGTATAAAGAAGGGCATGAAGAATGGAAAGGATATGATGTCACTTATCATGATGTAGAGAAACAAGTATCAGGATCATATTCCAGAACTAATCATCCTCACTTCAGATCTGTGCATCGTGCATTGATACCAATCATTGAAGATTATCTGGGTGGTATCAAGATTATCCCAACATATTTCTTTGATCGTGTCTACTATGCTGGCAATGAGTTAGTTCCACATACCGATCAGATTGCGTGTGAGGTTAGTATCACTATGCAATTACAGTCCACGTTATCTGAACCGTGGACATTTTTTGTGGAAGGTGAACCTATCAATATGAATAATGGTGATGCTGTGTTATATGATGGCATCAGATGTAGGCACTGGCGTGAACCTATGCCTGGTGGTCCTAAAGATTATCATCATCAGATATTTTTTCACTATGTGATAGAGCATGGTGAGATCTACAACCAGATGATAGAGGATGGGACACTGAAATAGGTGGCACATGCACTGGACACACCGCAAATAGTCTGCTATACTAACGGAGTCCTAAACAAAAACCATGCCACAATTCACTCTCATCTGCACTGATGATGACTCTACCGTGACAACTAAAGAATTTGAAGCAACTGTTCTTGATGATGTAGTTGACAAGACCCAGGATTTCTTGAAGGGTGTTGGATATTGCTTTGAAGAATTGCACACCCAAGTATATCCTGTTCCTGAGACTAGCGATACAGATAATTACATGTCTGTATATCGTGACGTGGATTGAATACATAATACAGTAGTTTATCTTTACTTCAACATCATTACCAATGGGCAAGACATTTCGACGGGGTGGATCTGAGCGAGGATATTACTCACCAGGCAAATCTATCCGAGACAAACGTCAGCGTGGCGGCACCAATCGAACAAACTGGGGAGACAATTACGATGACAATTTCCAATCAAAAGGATCCAAAAGAAACAATCGCACCCAATTTGAAACAGATGATGATGGATGGCAGTGACTTTGATGAAATCGAAAGTTTTTATGAAGATATAGAGTTTGATGATGAAAGTGCGGTAGACTACGATCTGGACTACACACATTCAGTCTAAACTAACTTCATGGATAACGAATCTCAAGATGTAAAATTCAACAGAGGACTCGATCTCTTCATCGAGTCTGTTCTGAAACCTGACCACAAATTGCGTCAATGTGCTCACAATCAAAAGTGTTACAATGAACTCATGTGGGTCAGAGATGACGTGCTAGAGTATCTCAAAACCCGTCGTCGATTCTCCTAAAATGCAATTCCTTCACACTGCAATTCTCGACAAGAATGAGAAAATGATCATGAAAGATGCTCTGTTTCTGTATGTCTCTGATTTACAGAAACGTTTCTATGGCGACAAAATTATTCCTGAGAGTGTTTATCTCGACAAAATGAAAGAAGTCGAAGCAATCGTAGAAAAATTACACCTAAGTGACTTATACCGATGAATGTAAAATGTATTCGTTTCCTATCTGCTGAGAATATTGTGGCAGACTTGGTAGAGGAAACTGACGATTATATTACTATCCGTGATGCAATCGTTGCTATGCCTATTGAAGACGGTAGCAAAGTAGGATTTGCTCCCTTTGCACCACTTCAAGATCCTAACGAAAGTGAACTAACTATCCCTAAAAGTATGGTGATGTATATCACAAAGGTCGCACCTAATTTGGAAGAACAATATAACAGCATGTTCCAACGGATTGTTGCACCTAATAAAAAGATTATCGTGTGACACTCAAACAACCTGCACACATCACCACCCATAACCCCCATTTCATGTAATACTAATGTCAATCGCATCCGACATCCGCCTATTGAACAAAGTTATCCGTAAAGGAGAAAGAGGCGAAGTTTCTTACACTGATGAAGAACTTCATCGCCTTAAAACTAAACGCAATCAACTGCGTTACTGGAAAGAATCTGCTCGAATTGCACAAAACAATGGATTTGGTCAACACAATGTATAACGAAGAATTTGACATCTCTTGGGATGAAAATGACATCATTCAAGCACCTGAAGATGACTGGATTGCATCAGTCCTAGGTGACGAATCTGAAACCATCGGTGAACTTATCAATGAATAAAGATCGCTGGCGTGTATCATGGAAGCGACAAAAGAAAGTCAATGGATTCACCTCAACACAATCAGTTGTTGTATATGGAATCGAAAATGTTGAACATGTGATTAAAACAATGGTGCCCACAGATGATTGGGATGTGACACCTGCATAACCTGCACAGCACCCTTGACAGGGTGCTTTTTTAATGCGATGATACTATCAAGATCAACAAAGCAATGGAAGTTCAAGCACACGGCAACAAATTTGAAGACGGTGTTATCAAGGAACGCACAGGTTTGTCTAAAGATGAATACGATGCCATGAAAGTGAACGGTTATACTTCTACTTTTGATCTCACACAGGGACTGATTGTTGACTATAATGCAAGCATCAAAACGACTGGTAACAATACTATTTGCTGCTCAGATCTGCTCCGTATGATGAAGCACACCGATTATCGTTTGATCGTTGGTTGTTACAATCAGGTGGGAAAGAAGAAGGTATTTCATACACAATATGAGTTCTACATTCAACCCTCAGACTATATCAAACTGTGGGGTAACATGGATTATCAAAAGGTAGAGCAATTTGTTGACTTCGTTAAGAACATCCCTCACGGCAAAGAAGCACAACTAAGCACCAAACCTGAGCGCAATAAGTTACAAGAACAGGTGCAGTGCAAAGAAGCATTGTTCAGCATCAATCCTAAGGTGGATAGTAAGAAACAACGCCGCGTGCAATGTTCACTCAAACTTGACCAACTTATCGCTGCTGGTGTAGAATATACAACAAAAGAACTTAACATCACCATCGAAAGTGGACGCCGTAAGTTCTAGTGTGCCACTTGCACAAACTGTCCACTAAACCACCCGTGAGCGCCTTTAAGGTGCCATACTATATTCATTGAAACGCAATTACATGAACCTTCGTCCTCATCAGCAGCGTGCATTTGACGCAATGCAGAACAACAATGCTGGACAAATCATCGTGCCGACTGGTGGTGGCAAGACATATATCATGATTGCCGATGCAATCAATCAACTGAAGTCTGGTCGTAAAACTATTGTTGTAGTTGCTCCGCGTATTCTTCTCGCTAATCAACTGTGTGAAGAGTTTATGCAGTTTGTGAGCGCAACTTGGACACATGTTTGTCATGCTCACAGTGGTGAAACGCACTATTTCAGTAGCACTAAGAGCGACAAGATTGCTCTGTTCGCTAACACTGCGTGGGCAGCAGGTGAGTCCTGCATTATATTCACCACCTATCATTCTCTGCACCGCGTTGTAGATACTGGTATCAATATCGACACCATTTATTTTGATGAAGCACACAATGCTTGCGGTCGTCACTTCTTCACCGCAGTATATGCCACTGCTCAGTATGCCAAACGTCGCTACTATTTCACTGCAACTCCTAAAACTGGACGCGGCACAAGTGTTGCTCGCGGCATGAACAATACTGATGTTTATGGTGGCGTGCTGGAAAATGTTCCTGCTCAGGAACTTATCGCTGCTGGTGCAATCGTTCCCCCTAAAGTTGTGCCATTTGAGACCAATCGTATCCGCACTAAGCACAACGCACACGATGTTGATGCTGACAATCTGAAGGATATGTTCGAGCAACTCGATGTTACTCAGAACCCTAAAGTTCTCGTGTCTGCACCATCTAGCAAAGTGCTGGGTAATATGCTCGGACAGACTGACATTCTTGAGTATTTCAAGAACGAAGGTTATGACGTGATGCACATCACTAGCAAGTTCGGTGCTGTTATCAACGGCAAGAAAGTTGGTCGCGAAGAGTTCTTCCAGACCCTGCAATCGTGGGGTGCTGATGATACTCGTCACTTCGTGATCTTCCACTATTCTATTCTCTCTGAGGGCATCAATGTTCCTGGTCTGACTCACACTATCCTGCTGCGTAATTTGCCCATCATTGAGATGGCACAGACGATCGGACGTGTTATCCGTGTGCACAAAGATGATCGCGCTGCTGTTGCTGAAGGCAAAATCCCTGCTGGTGCGTTTCACCTTTACAAGAAAAAAGAGGGCGTTGTAACTATGCCAACTGGATACAAAATGGGCAACGCTATTGCTCAACGTCTGCAAAATGTTGTCAACGCTATCTTTATTGAAGGTCGTCCGCCGATGGCATTTTGCTGATTATGATTGATTTTTCACGCTGTCAATTAGATCGTTTTGCTCGCCTGATGTCTACATTGGGCGGCAATAATGATCCCACTGAGTATTTTGATCTGGGCAGAATCATCGAGTTTGCTTGGCAAGAATACAGCGACAATCAGTTGACTCGTATCAATGAGCAAGGCAAAGATCTGATTGATGCTAATGGTTTCTCTTATGAATCTAAGGTCATTACATTTAGGAATAAGGCACAAAATGCTGTTCGTAATGTAATTGTTGCTAATGGGTATGGCACACCTTCCCTTGATAGATTCACACCTGCTGATTACTATCTTTTTACAGATTACAAGAGAGGGAAGATAGCATGGATCAATGGCGATCAACTTTATTCAATTAGAATCTATGGATCAAATATTACTGCAAGTGCAAATCCTCGTCCCGATCAATTCTTAGATTTACCATTGATAACATCAACTCAACGCAATTTCTTTGAAGATAAACATAATTTCACAATGCGTTACATTTCGGAAATGTAGTGTGCCAGTTGGTCAAAGTGTCCACCATCGCTTGCAAAGCACCCTGATCGGTGCAATACTATAAGAGTCAAAGGAAAGCAACCATGCGCCACACTAAAGCACAAGTTCTGGACCAATTCCGCTACAACTGGAAGGTAGCAACTCTTGAAAATCCTTCACTCAAAACTGACAAGATTGCCAAGCGTATTGCGTTCGGTGACTTCACTGACATGCTCTGCAAAGAGGGTTACATCACCCTGAAACAATACGAGTCCTGGAGCAATCCTTTCTGATGGAAAAACTTATGTCATGTAACACAAACGAAGAGATTATGGAATCTCTTTTTG